GGTCGTTTTCTTGGATTTATCCTATATTTCCCCAACGCATATTCATACATGAGAAATAAATAAATATTCATGGTACGGATTCAGGATATAGGTTGCATCCGACATGCCTCATGGTGTACACTGGTACTACAAGCAAGGGAGTACACAGACACACAGTCAACACTCACCTAGCATCCTGAATCTTGATAACTCAACAGTGAAGCCATAGGCACTCAGTCACCTAGTGACTGATAGTCAATGAGCATATAGAATATGTGTTCATTGGCTATGAATCACTAGTAGATAAGGAACACATCATGCACCTGAACGACATTCACAGTTTCAAGACCGAGTCACTCTCGCTCACTACCGGAGCGCAACTGGACAAGATTCTGGTCGGAGTCACTGACGCGAACGGACGCGCGACCTACGTGGAAATCACGAAGGACGAGGGTATCGCGCTCATGGAGTGGCTTTCCGAAGTCACGATGTGAACGGTTGACAGGCTTTGCACGTGGCTCGGCGCAATCCGAGCCGCGACATGGAATGTCAATCACAAACGGAGGATCAATCATGGTCACCATTCACAGCATCACGAAGACGCAAGGTGTCGCCGGACAAGTGGCGTACATTGCGCGAGTCGAGTACGAGAACGAAGCGCAATCGGTTGTCACGTTTGTCGGTTCGGAGTATGGCGGACCGGTTGTCATGGTGACGGAGCACGCACAGCACTTCGTGACTGACCCGGGACGGTTCGGCAAGTTCGGGCCGCAGTGGGTGCGGAACTTCTTCGCAGACTGACACGCTTTGCACGTGGCTCGGAGCAATCCGAGCCGCGACATGGAATGTCAATCCATATTGAAGGGTGAAGGATCATGGCTCAGTACATCATCACTGCGAGCGTTCACACGCCGGGCGAGGATGGGTGGCAGAAGTCGCGGAATGTCCCGACGTTCGAGCTGAACTCGCGGATTCAGGGCATCGTCACCGCTGGTCACGCGGCCGGTATTGCGCGCGACATCGTGGACCCGTTCGGTATCTACACGGTCAACATCACGGCTCTGTGTCTCGACGGTCAGAGCGATTGGGGCCACTTCAACTTCGAGCCGAAGGGTGGGGAGTGAGATGGGAGCGGGACTCTTCCACGTGTTCGTGGTGTTCACGCTTCTGTGTGTCGTGGCGACGCTCGGTTGCCTGTACGCGGACGGCGTCATCGATGAGTGGCTTGACCGCGCGGAGGACACGTGGCGCGTTTTCAAGTTGCGTCACAGGCTTTGACAGGCTTTGCACTCGTCACCATTTGACGGCTCGAATGGTGGCGGGACATGGAATGTCAAACCAAGTTGAAAGGGTGAAGGAACATGACTGCGATTGTCATTCGACCGTCGTCGCGGGAGCTTCGCGAGTTCGCCATCGAGAACGGTTACGCGAGGTCGGTTCACGGGCGTATCAGTGACGCTGCGATTCGGGCGTTCAACGCGGGTCGGAATCCTATGCATCGTTATGTGCGTGCGGAGAACAATGCGACGCACACGGTGTTCGGTCCGCGTGGTGGTGTGGTGCGGACGCGGAATTACAACCGTGATGCGGCGCGGGCGTGGGCGGTGGCGAACGGGTACACGCAGCCGGGGTCGCGTGGTCGGTTGACGCGGGATGCGCTCGACGCCTATGTCATGAGCTTGTGAGGCTTTTGCCCAATTCGGGTGTAATATCCGAATTGGGTAATGGCACTCGCAAACTCGCACAAACCTAGACAGGGAACACGGAATCATGGCAAAATATCCTGCATGGCTCGATGAGAAGGCGTCACACGCGGCGGACCTGTACAAGCGTGTCATCATTGAGGACACGTACATGACGGTGACACTGTGCGGAAGGCTCATGACCGCGGAGGAGTGCCGAACTGAGAATGTCCATTGGTTCGGTAAGTACGAGACCACAATCAAGAAAACCGAGTGTGAAGGATGCAAGGATGAGGCTCGAATTCGTCTTGGCGTTGGTGTCGCTCATCGCGATTATCACGCCGTTGGTGATGCAGATTCACTCTCTGAGACGGCGTAACGCCTACCTCACGGAGCAACTGCGACTCTACCGTGGGTCGGTGCGTCCGTTTCGGCCCGAACGCACGCGGACGTGTGTGCGATGAGCGGCGACGAACCTATGGTGTGGTTCGACCGTGGAGACGGTACGGTGACGCACATTCCGCCCGACTGTGAGCTGTGCGAGAATTCCGGCCCGCTCCTGTGCGACACTCACGCTGAACTCGCCACCCTTGAAGCACAGGGATATCTGGACGGGCTCAGCGTGTTTGAGAACCGGAAGGTCACGGACATGATGACGCACGAACAGGTGACGAAGCTGAAGATGGGAGCGGAGTACGGCCGGAACCCGAAGGAGTTCGCGTACCTGAAGGGTCGGCGTGACGCGCTGGTCGAACTCATCGAAGCGAGGATCGAGTAACACGGGCATAAGGAAACCCGAGCACTAGGGAAGTGTGCTCGGGTTTCCTTATGCCCGTTTCTACTTGTGCGCGTTGAGCTTCACGAGGGATAGGAAGTCGTTGACGGCCGGAAGCGCCATGATGCGCGTGATGAGCGTGACGAGGACACCGCACACGCCAGCGGTGGCCGCGATGACGCCGATGACCTTGGGCGGGAGGTACGCGGAGAGCGCGTCCGCGATGAGCGGGAGCGCGGCCGATCCGGCGATGAGAGCTGCGAGGATGTAGGCGACGAGGGTGCGGGCGGTGGCCTTGCCCGGGTGTGCGACCTGCGTGGGTTGGCTCGTGCTCGCGGCCATGCCGGATTCGCTTCCGGCGTCGGTGATGTATCCGGGTGTTCCCGGGTCGAAGTTGGCCGGGATGGGTGGTGTCGTCGGTTCGGGCACGTCGAGACCCGGGAGCGTGTCGGGAACTTCGGTGGGTGTCTCGTACACATCCACAGGGTCGTCCACAGGTGTGGATGTCTCATTGTTGGCGTAGTCAGTCATGGTGGTTTTCCGTTCTCCCGAATTTGAAGATGGCGAAGTCACGGTGAAGGTCTTTACGGTCAGCTTCGGATGCGTCCATCCGCTGACCAAACGACGTGAGCTGGTCGGTGTGTTGCGCGAGTGTCCGGAGGAGTGTCGACACGTCGGATTGGACCTGCGCCAAGTCCTCACGGTTGTCATCGATTTTCTGTGTCAGTTTGTCGTACGCGGAGTTTCCGCCGTTGGGCATGGAGTGATAGCGCGCTTCGGTGGCGATGGCTTCGATTTGCTCGATGCGTGCCATGACCCCGGGTCGTCCTTTGACCCCGGGTCGGTCCGGCACACCCACCCAATCCTCGCCCATCGTGCGCAGCACTTTGAGGAGCGGTCGGACCCGCTTCCGGAACCATGCCGCGATGCCGAGAAGGATGCCACCCAAGAATGACAGGGTCGCTATCTGGTCTCCGGAGAGGTTGGGGAGTGTGATGTTCATGGGTCACCCTGACTAGCGATTGAAGACCCCGACGAATGCGTTTCTGGCCTGCGGGGAGCTGAAGAACACTTTACCCCGAGAATAGGCAGAACGCACGTATTGTATGGATTTGTCCGAATAGGTGACGAGGAGCTTGTCCTCGCTCATCCGCTCGGGGAGCATCGTCCAGAAGAACTCTTGCTTCGGCCGCTTTTCCTGAATGTAATAGGTCCAGTTGGAGACATCGATCCACACGGAGAACACGCCAGTTTTCGTTTCAAGCGTGTACGAGTATTTCGCTTCCGGAGTCTTCGGCGCAATCAACGCATCGTTGTTGTCCGCGAACTGCGAACCCACGGAATAGTCGGCGTAGTCGGTGGCCTTGATGAACTTACCGAAACGTGTTTTGTACACGTCGGCCGCGAACGCCTCCGAGTTCGGGAAGTGTGCGACGATGAACCCTTCGTGGGACTTGATCCATTCCTCACCGCGAGCGGGCCGAATGTCATACTCCAAGAAGTACGGGTTCATGATCGACAGGGAGTTGGCGAGGAAGAACACTCGTGTCTTGTCTCGCCACCGATCCACCGTCGAATAGAAGTCGTTGAAAGCTTTAGCTTCTTGCGGAAGGTAGTGGATCGCACCCTTCTCGATGATGAACTCGTCATAGCAAATCATCGTGACGTTCGGGTATGCCACCGACTTCTTCGATTGCGCCTTCGACAGCGCGATGAAGAACCCGATGGTCACCCATTTCTTTTTCTTGTCGTCGTCCTGTCCGGCTTTCGTCATTTGCGCGTACTCGCCGGACACACGGAACTCGTAGTCGGGGAACTGGTCTGCGATGTCGGCGAAGAACGTTGAGCGCGTGGACAGCTCGGTGTGGTACCGGCGCAGGTAGATAAACTGTTCACCCTTCTTGATGGCGTTCGTGATGGCCTGACGCTTCCATCCCCACGTCTTACCGAGACCGCGCGCACCCACGATGAAGTTGTACGTGCCGTTGTGGGAGAGGATGGGTCGGTAGTTGTAGAAGTTCGCTGTCTTGAACTTCTTTGCGGCAACGGCGGTCACTTCTGGCACCTAGGGCACAAGTCACGCGGGTTGACGAACACCCATCCACATGCGCGAGCAAATTTGCGAGCTTCAGTCACCGTGCGAGCTGTGCCAGGGTCGCAGACCTCGCCACACTCATCACACGTCAGGGTGACGAATCGGTAAGCTGTCATGGTGTCGCGTCCTCAAAGTGAATGAAGTAGTCGAACCGGCCAACATTCGCAGCGCCGTTGTAGATGTGATATTGGTGGTCGTTCAGTGAATTGTACTCTTCCGTACAGAACGTCCCGTCACTGTTGACCTTGTACACGTAGGCGACGTGCCCGTACGTGCCACGATTGCGTTGCGCGATGGAATGCACGGCGGGTGTCGTGTCCACGCGGATGCCGAGCTGGTTCGCGGCATTATTCCAGTTGATCGCGTTTCCGAATCGGACGCCACGGTACACATTGACGAAGTTCGTCCTCCACGTCCGCTTACGAATGCGCCAGCACGCGAAGCTCACACATTCGCGTTGGTAGAACGCCCACGCATCCGCGACACCGATGGACCCGTTGCGATACGGGTAGTCGTTGATGGTCGCGACGCCGCCCGGTTCGACGGGGTCCGGGTCGGTGGGGTCGGTCGGGTCGGTCGGTGCGGGTGTCTGGTCGGTGTCGGGGTCCGTCATCGAGCCACCGTTGCGTGGCACCCATAGCCCGTAGGCGGTGCGGTACGCCTGCACCTGTCCGATGTTCGTGCGGATGACGAGGGTGTCGCCTGCCGCTTGAATGTTGGTGACGAGAACGTCTGACGGTGCCTGAATCGTATTACTGTCTACAGGGTCGATTGGCTCAGACACCGTCAGACCTTCCTTTCATTGCTTGTCAGGGAGCGAGGTTGGCGAGTGCCTTGAAGACGAACGTGCCGTACGCGCCACCCGTCGTGCACACCCACCCGGGAGCGCCACCCGCCACAGGGGTCTCGTTCTCGATCTTGTCTCCCTGAATCCACGTGTCACCCGTGTTCCCGGGAATCGCGGTGCCGAAGTTGAGACCACGGCAATTCAGCTTCTTGATGCCGGAACCCGCCTGCGCACCGAGCACGCGGTTCGTCGTCCAGCCGCTCATGTCCACGGCGTCGAGAACCCAATCGGTCACAGCGCCATTGACCTGCATGCACCCGGTTCCGGCCGTGCCGTCCTTGCGCCAGTCGCCACGGAACCGCACGCCCGAGCTGGTACCCGTGGACTGTTTGACGACGAGGATTCCTCCCGCGACGGTGCACCGAAGCTTCATGTCGATGTCGCCATGGTTCAGGTTGAAGACGTTCAACGCCTGCTGCGATGACGTGGACGTGTACGAGCCGCGAATGCGGAGGTTGTCCACGTTCGCGGTTGCGCCGATGTGGAAGGTCTTCCCCGAGCGCGGAACCTGAAGGTTCATGATGGCGACGGTGTCGGCGTCATCGATGTTGATGGCGTAGTTGGTTGCGGCCACGTCCTGAAGGATGGTGATGGAGTCCGCAACGAAGTTGACAACACCCTTGATGAGCACGTCACACGCGGTCGCACCCGTGCTCGCGCTCTTGACGACGAGAACATTGCCGACCTGGACATTCGAGATTTGGCGTACACCGCCAACCGTGTAATTGCCGTACACGTTGAATCCCGACGTTCCCGCCGTCTTGATGAGTGCGTGACCGATGTCCACGTTGGACACGGTCTGCCCGTTGTTCGGCTCGATGTCCACACCACCCGGCATCGTCGTGTAACCCGTGCCGAGACACATTGCGGATTCGACGGTGATGGTGTCACCCTGCACGACGGACAGGGTGTTGCGACCCGTGGCCGCGTCACTCTGAGAGCGGATGTGCCCGAACCACACATTCGACGTGGCACCCGTAACATAGACCGCGTCACCCGCAGGGTTGAGCGAGCTGACCCGTTCCACGGCCACACCGACGCATCCTTCGATGCGGACATCGTGCTTCGCCTCATCGACGGGAATGACGCCCGTACCCGGGTTGTACGTGTTGTTCGCGACGTTGCCGTTCGTGCGGACGACGCCGACGCGCACCATGGTGCAGTTGTAGAACCACAGGAGCGACGTGCGAGCGGAGTTGTCGGCGCGCTTGATTCGACCTTCCATGTGTACGGTGAAGTTGGACATGGTGTCGAACTTCAGCGAATCCGCGATGACCCAATCACGGCCGATGTCATCGATGATGAGTCGGCCGTTCCGAGCCACGGCCGCGTCCCTCGCAGCTTGAAGAGCTGCAAGGTCGGATGCGGCACCCGGGAGATACTTCGACGCGAAGACGTTGCGCTCGGTGGCCTTGATCCGGGCATCGACGTTGCCATTGAAACCAGAATTGATGGCGGCGATGTCGTCTTCGACAGCTTTCACGCTCTCATCGATGGCCGCGAACGCGCCGTTCACGTCACCGCGCCACGTCGGACGGTCACCGTCCGCGAACTGCGGAAGGACAAGGTTGTCCGTGTAGGACGATGCTCCCATCACGCACCCGCTTCGAGCGTCGCCACCCGGGTCAGAAGGTCGTTGATTTGCGCCTGCTGTGTGTTGATGAGGTTCTCCTGACGGATGAACTCGTCATCGATCTTTTTCATGTCGGAGTTGTAGTCACCCTCCCAAGTAGGTTTGTCCGACCCGACGAACTGCGAAGCACGAATCTGTGTCGTGCGGTTGGTGGCACCCATGATGTCTCTTTCTGGTTAGGCCGACTGCACGGCGTTGATGGTCGGGTAGGACGGGACAAGGTCGAACGTTCGCGCGGTGAGCTCTTTGGCGTCGTACTCCGCTGCGGTCCAGCCGAATTCGTCGTACTGTGCCGCGAACCACGCATAGATGCGGTTGTTGTCGTAGACATTGGACACGACGGTGGAGAGGGAGTCCTGACGGTTTCCCGTCGTCGGGTTCCACGCCACTGACTCGTCGTGCATGTCCGCGATGCGGTCTTCCATGTCTGCACGAAGCGAGTTCAACGCATTGTTGAATTGCGTGGTGAGCTGCGACACGATGCGGTTGTGCTCGGACACGTTCGTGTCGTTCGCACCGTTGACAGCGACGATGAGCGCGTTGAACGCGACCTGAAGGTCTTCGAGAATCGCGAGGTACGACATGTTGTCACGGGTCGTGAATGGCGTGACACTCGCGATGGGATCAAATGCTGGAATTCCAGCCATAGGCAGACCAGCCATAGAAAGCACTCCTGTTCTGTGAGAATTCGTCTTGTGTGTCGTGAACCTGCATGAACAGGATTCCGAGTCTTTCGATGACCAGCATGTCGATGTTGAGGAAGGTTGCTCGGTACTGTGCGAGGAGCGCGGCCGTGTGGCCTGCCGAGCCCTTTGTCGTGTTTGATATCGTACCGGAAGAATGTCCGGTTTGGGTGCCACTGGCGGTGCCACCCGCCGTCGTGCCCGTCGTGCTCGCGCTGTCCGTGCCGCTCGTCGCGTAGTCGTCGTCTCCTTCAAGGAGCATTTGCGGGAACTCCGATGAGACCTGACGGGAATTCGCGTCCACCGTCGAATTCTGCGTGGTCTCATTGCTTGTCGTGGACGTGTCGTCACCCGTCGTCTCACCCGTGTGAGTCATGTTCATGGTGATGAGCGCGTCCTCTACAGGAATCAGCTTTTCTGACTTATAGAGCTGATTGTAGAGTGGCATGATTTCGCGCATCTTGCGGTTCAGCGCGAACTTGAATTGTCCGACCGTTTCCATGCCGATTTCGTAGAACATGAAATGGTCTTCGATTTTCTGGTTCAGGTCGTCACGGTACAGCTCATCGAAGATCGGATACGGCCGTTCGGTGTCCCAAATCGAATAGCCACGGTCCAGCACTTCCGACAGGCGCAGAGTGAACGTGCCCATTACAGGTTTCTCGCGATCTTGGTTTCCGTCACGGCCGCGCGAACGAAACAGTCTTTGGCTTCCAGTAGCTTGCGCATGCCTGCTGACTTCTCGGGACAGTCGAGTAGTGCGCCGTCGATGTCCTGTGCCAGTTTGGCGATGTCTGCCGATATGGCTTTGGGAAGCGGCATCGTCAAGTGCGCGTACTCGAAATACTGCATGATCGGATTTCCCATGTCACGACTCCATCGGGGTCTCGGCGATTGCCTGTTCGCGGATGATGGTCTCCTCGTCAATGTTCCACTTGACGGAGACGTTCAGCTTGTACTTCTCGTTGATGCGCTCACAGGCGTCACGGCGCGCATCGAGAGCGACGTTACGTGCCATGAGAACCTGTGAGTTGTTGGCCGAGACTTCGGAGACGACGAGTCGTTCCCGCTTCTCCTGATTGGCGTTGTTGATGCCAAGGTGGGTCATGCATTCGTTCCACATCTTGGATTTCGTGATGTAGAGGTTGAGGACAAGCTCCTTGTCGATCTTCAGGTCGAAAAGTTTGATCTTGTCTTCGAGTGCGCCGGACAGGGTCTCCGTGCCGAACACGGCGTCTTCACCCGCGTGCACCTGACGAAGAATGTTCATGAAGGACAGCTTCTCCGTGTCGCTCACCGCGAAGAAGAATGGCTTGCGGTGCGCCTTCAGGTTGATTTCGATGGTGCGCTCTAGCTCGGCGAGCTTCGTGGCGTACAGGAGCGCGATTTCGGCATCGGGAATGCGAAGGTAGTTGGCCCAAATGGGCACACAGTCCTTGTAGCCAAGGGTGCGGTTGACGAAACGGTTTCCCGTCACCGTGTAGGACAATGGCTCGTCCTGATAGTTCAGCTCGCCGGACCCGGCACCACGGAGAACCATGTACTTGTTGAAATTCTTGTTCTCGTAGAAGAAGACTGCGAGAGCCTGACGGAAGAGGGAGATTTCGAGAAAGCGCGGGTTGATCGACTCGGGTAGACCTTCCCACTCGAATCGAGCGCACGCCATCTCCGTAAAGAGACGGAGATACATGCGCTCGTACATGGCGACACGGTTCCGTGCGGGATTGTTGCGGAAGTCGTCATAGAGCATCCCTGCATAGTCAGTGGACTTACGCTTTTGGCTCACAGGGTCACTCCCGCTTTCGGTGCGTTGTTAGCAATGTCGATGGTGCCGATCTTCGCAGGATCATTCCACACGGTCACACCCTTTTCAAAGATGCCGCGTAGCGTTTGCTTGATCGTCTCAGAACACGACGATGACGTGATGTAGGTTTCGTGAAGCTTCCAGTACGTAAAGTTCGTCATGCACTGGAAGTCGGACGGCATTTGAGAGAACGTGTTGACGGCGTACCCGTACCTCAGCCAGTACTCTCCGATGTTGCGCATTGCGGCCGCTTGGAGGGTTTTGAACCGCGCGTATAGCGACCATTTGTAGGTGGCGAGGTTGAAGGCGTCGCCACCGATTTGTCCCGACGTGGACGGTTGGATGAGCTTCGCGTCCTGCACTTTCGCATTGATCGCTGCAAGGTTGTTGGCATAGTCACCCTTTGCAGCGAACCGCGCATAGGACCGGTTCGTGTCCGCCATGCCAGCCGCATATTCGTTTTCGTTCTGAAGGCTGGATCGACGTGCCTGCACGTCAATCGTCGTGCTCGCAGTGTTGTCGTTGGCCGTAACGGCGTATCCGGCAATCGCGGACCCGACACCTTGCGCCGCATCGAGAGCGGCCATCGCACCGCCACCGCGACCCATCGACTGCACGCCATCGACAGCGGAGTTCCCGGCCGACAGCGCGGCACGCCAACCGGCCGTCGCGTTGGCACGCTCCATTTGCGCAATCGCGGCCTTGTTCTGGATTCCCGTGCCCACGATGTTGCGGGAGATGCCAAGCTGCGCCTGATGGAACGATGTGTCAGCGGACGCCATCGCACGCTGCTGCGTCCAGTCGGCCGACGAGTGCTGGTACGCAATGGCATTGCGGTTCGCGGCCATGTACGACAAATACCCGTTGTTGACGACAGAGAAAGTGGGAAGGTCGAAGATTCCCGTTTGCATCGACAACCACTCACCGTCGGTCGTGTTGACAGACCCCTTCGGCGCGTTGTACCCGAGCGGTACGTACGCGATGCGTGGCGACGGTGGCGCAAGGTGGAGGAGCTGTGAGAACCGCAAATCGGCACGGTTGACACATTCGGGTTTGAGGATGAGCGGGTTTCCCGAGAAGGTGCCAACCTCCACGACGGAGTACGGGTAGGTGAGAAACTTCTTCAGTCCCGCGTACCGGGCGGGAAGACCCGCGTAGTCACGGAAGTTCGTCGCCAGCGCGATTTCGTTGTTCGGGAGCTGCGGGACGTTGCCGGACAGCCGGTACACAGTGAAGGCGTCAGCCTGTCCCATGTCCCACGCCGTCGGGAGTGCGACACCGATGCCGCCACCCGCGAGACGCGGAACGACAGTGACGGAGATGATACCCTGCGACACCCATGGTTTCGGCGAGAGCCACACTTGGAAGTTCTCGAAGTCCAACGGGTTGTCGAAGTAGTAGAGTGCGCACCCGTTCGGCAGTGACTCGAAACGGGACCCTCGCGCCGACTCCAATTTCGGATTGTCCACGGTGCCCACGTCGGACAGAATCTCGATGGTGGACGCCACGATGATTCCGTAATCGTTCGACGTGCCGACATCGCGAATGTTGATGATGTCGTATTCCCACTTCGCGGAGACGACGTACTCACCGCCCGTGTCGAGACCTTCCGGCACCGTCAGCCACGTGCGGCCGTTGTCATCGAAGTTCTCGGAGTTCGCGATACCGACGTGCCCGCGCTCGACGTAGCAATTTCCGAATGTGACGTTACGACCGAACGACTGCCACACGTCAAGCTGAACGATGATCTCGGTGGTGTCGGGTGCGATGTACCGAACATCCTTGATGAAGTAGTAGAACGTGCGCGGCGTGTCACCCGACCCCGTCGGCTGGGTCGGGTTGAAGGCTCGCAGGTAGTTGAAGTTGATGAGCTGGTTGAACGGAACCTTCAGTCGCACAGGCTGATTCAGCTTGTGGTACGTCGTCGTGAACTCGTGGTCGGTGCCGCCTTGGTCAGCGATGTACGAATCCAGTGCTGCCTGATTCGCGAAATACACGATGTCGCGGTAGTCGTCGTTCCACGGCACGTTCGCGAGCTGTATTTTCGTGCCGGGTGTCCATGCGGCATAGTTGAAGTCGAGACCCGCATTCGTGACCGATGTGGGTGGTCGTTTGATGGGTGACGTGCTCACTTCTTCGTCAGCTTCCGGACAGTGGCGAGGTTGACGGCAATGGCGTCCAGTGCCACGGTGACGGAATCCTTCACTGGTGCAGGCTTGGCTGGCGCGGGTTTCGGCTCGGGTGCGTACGTCGGCCGCGCGTAGATGAGATTCGGGTTCTCCTTGTAGTCCTTGCGCCGCAGCGAGTACACGCCGTCACCCTGCGGTGACCCTGTGGTGTTCGTGTTTCCTTCGACGGTGATGACCTGCGAGTTCTTCGCGTCCCACGCGACAACGAGGAAGACGTGGACGGCACGACCCTTCGAGAGCACGAACCCGATGTCTCCCGGGCGTGGTGGAAAGTATCCGGTGAGCTTCCGCGCACGGTAGTAGTTGAGTCGGGACGGGACGTAGGCGGACAGCGGGATGATGTCACCGGACCCCGTGACGGACGCGACGTACGAAAGGAAAATGTCACACCACGGCACACCGTTGAAGGCGGGATTCTTGATTTGTGCCGCGTACCACGCGCCGAATTTGTTGATGTTGTTCCACGTGCCGTTTTTGGCACGTCCCTCGTGATATCCGACGTGAGAAAGTGCTTCCTTCAGAATTGCCGAAACGGTTCCCGCCATGATGAGCCACTTTCCTAAATGCCGGAATAATCCCTAATTGTGCCCATTATAGGGGAAGACCCCTCCATCCGCGAGGATGAAGGGGTCTTCCTTGGGTGAAGGACCGCCACGGCCAGAGGCTCACCCAACCGTGACGTTCACAGTGTAGACCACGGGAGCGCCAACGCCCGGGTCGTAGGAGACGGTGACCGTGTAGCCACCCGTCACCTTCGTGACGGTGACATCGGCGTCGGCCGGACCGTCGGACGTGACGACAACATCCTTCTTCGCCACCGTCGTGTCGGCAGGGAGCGCGAGCGTGTAGCTCGTCGTCGCGGAGTTGACTCCGGTCACGTCCTCGCCAGCGATGCGAATGCCTGTGATGCCTTCGGCGTTGCGCGGCCAGTTCTTCCCGGCACCGACGACAGGCACGGTGACCGACGCCGTCTTCGGGTCGTTGCGCGTGTTCTCCGGATCGATGAACGTGGACCATGCCGTCACGGTGAGGTTGGCCGCACCCTCATCGATGCCGCAGTGGAGAACGCCGGACTGCGTGATGTAGGTCTGCTGCGACGTGTTGCCACTCACGGACCATCCGACGTTCGGCGCGGACCCGTCGGGGTCGTCGTTCACGTCGGCGTGAAGCGCGATCATCGATCCGCGGGTAACTTCGGTCACGGCGTCTCCGTCGATGGGCTCGATGGTCGGCGCGGACACGCTCGTGACGGAGCTGGTCAGGTTGATGACCTCCGTGTCGGCGTTCGTGGAGAACATGACAGCGGGCACGAACCGCGACGCGCTGATGATCTGGTGGTGGTGAAGGAAGTAGTTGTTCTGAAGGCTAACCGGGTTCCACTGCGACGTGGTCTCGAAGAGCGTGTCAGCCACGACGAAGAAGTCCCGCGTCGTCATGATCGCCTGTGCACCGTCGATGCCGATGGCGGACTCGGGAAGCGGAATCATCCGAGCGGGCATGTCCGTCTTCTGGACGTTGAAAGCGCCCGCGAGAGCTTCGACATCTACCGCCGCGATGAAGTCGGGAGTGCCGAAGAGGAGAAGATCCTGCGGGTTCGCGAATGTCGGCATGCCCGCAGGGTTGTACTTCTCGCTCGGGAACTTCAGCGTGAGAGCCGTGGACCGCATGCGCCGCAGTGCGAGCCGCGCGTCTGCCGGATTCGACTCCAAACGCGAGATGTCCGGAACGTTGACGTTGAAGAATCCGCCGTTCTTGTCGTACTGGCGGAAGAGCGACGCCATGAGAAGGAACTCGTCCCACTGGTCCGACGTGGACGGCGTCGTCATGAGCTGCGCCGCGTACTTCGCGAGACCACCCGGCTCGATGAACGCGCGCTTCAGGAGCGTGAGGTTCACCGTCACCTTGTAGAAGTTCTGACGGTTGATCGTGTGGAAGCTCGACTCGACGCGCGGACGCTCGGTGCCGAACAGGTCACGCTCCGTGGACTCGCGGTCCGGGTCGTACGTGTGTGCTTCGAGAAGACCCGTCTGAACCTCTTCGATGGTGTCACCGAATTCGAGAAGTCCTCGCTTGAAGACCGCGAGCGGGTTCGTCCACGACATGTTCCGCATAAGGACGAGACCGATGCGGTTGACGAACGCATCGATGAACTCGTTGCGGTGCGAGTGATGCTTCCACAGCTCCGCGACAGCCTGCGTCACGCCAGCATCGGTCGCAGCGGGAATGCGGTTTCGGTACTCCATCGACGCATCCTCGCGGATGGCGTCCATAAGAAGTGCGTTGTCCGTCGTCTTCAACGGAGCAACAGTCATGGTTGGCATGATGTTTTCCTTGTCTGTGAGTTCTACGACTCAGCCGAACCGAACAGGGAAGCGATACCCTTCGGTCCGTCATCGTCGGTGTTCTTGTCGTCGTTCTTGTCTTCGTCGTTGCCACCGATGGCACCCGACGACACGAACAGGTCGTAGTTCACGGACTTCAGCCGCGAAATTTCGGAATCACGCTCTTCCTGCGCAGCGGTGAGTTCCTGAATCCGCGTGTTCGCACCTGACATAGCGTCACTGTGCGATTGCTCCATCGTCTGAATTTCACGATCCAGCTCGGCAAACAGTGCCGACGGGTCACCCTCTTCGGGCGTGAACTCGTCGCGCAACTTGTCGAATACGTCCTTCCATCCCATAAGGCAGATAATAGGACAAAGCGGGACCCCGCGCAACGACTGTCCATCGTGCGCGGGGTCCCAATTTTCAAATGTGGACCCAACACCGCTCGCAGTGCGACGTGCTACGGCCAACTACCCGGGACGGTGGCACCCAAGCCAAGCGGTCCGTCCGGGGTCACGTACGAGCAAGTCCACCGACCTAGCGGGAGGGTGGAACCGATGTGCGGGTCACAGAAAGACCGTACCACACCCGTTGCATTTCCCCTCCAAGGGACATGAAGCGCGGGTGTGGTACGGCCGACTGTGGAACTATGAAGTTGTGTTGCGTCGTGTTAAGAATCGCGCTGAAACTTAACACGTCACCCTGACGTGTTAAGTCAGGTCACTTGGCGCGGGTGGCCTTCGCGCGAGCGGGTGCGGGCTCGGCGTCGGGTGCCTGCGGTCCGGACTCGTCGGCCGCGTCGGCGGGAACCTCGCCGGTCTCGGGCTGGACGAAGCCTTCGCTCTTGGCCCAGCTCTCGATGGCGAGGCTGACGACCTGCGAGCGGTTCTTCCGGTTCTTCCAGCGGAAGTCCTCCACGAACTCGGAGAGTTCGGGCGTGACGGTTCCGGCGACGGTGACGCGGTTGGTGTCGGTGTTCTCACGAGCCATGATGTTTCTTCCTCCACTTGCGATGTTGGAGACTGACGGTGTTGTCAGCCTTGTTTGAGCTTGAATGTTTGCTCGATGATGACTATACCACCCGGGACAGTCTTTGGCATCTTTTTGCCGGTGAGTTCTCGTTCTTCTTCGTAGTCCGAGAATCTGACCTGTGCAGCAACGTCTTCCGGTAGTCCTGCGACGTGGGTGACGTACGACCCATCGAGCATTTCTTCAGTGTACCGCTTCGCGCGGGCGTAGTACGCCCTACGGAACACTGTTTCATGCTTCCATGCACCCAATCGATGCTTGTGCACGTCCAGCTTCGGCGGGTGGCCTGTGCACCCGTCCACGTCGCACGTGTCGTCAGGCTGGTCGTTGGGGTCCGCGAGAAGGTGAAGCGAATCGGTGTCGGCGTAGACGAATCTGTGGTAGTGGTCCTGCGCGGCGCGGATGGTCAGGTCTCGGGCGTATGCGGTGATGAAGACGCCGACGGCCGTGTAGACGGGGTCTTTCGTCTCGTCCGGTCCGAGTCGGAGTTTCACGATGTTGTCTTCGAGAATCGGAATCTTGCGGGTGACATTCGGGTTCGTCGCGAACTTCCCGTACAGGGAGTTCAGGTGAAGTTTCGCAATGACCTTCATACCACCCTCAGACGTGGTCTTAATGTCCATCCACTTGTCGATGTAGTCGTGGAACATGTCGGACACGGCGCGGAACTTCCAGCCACCGTTATACGACAGAATTTCCAAATCGTACTGGTCCTCCCACAACGCAAGGTCCACACTCGTGCACGTCATCGTCACGGGTTCGTCGGACAGGTCCGTCTGGTACAAGGTTGGCATGAAAAACGGATTCGCCTTGATCTGGATGCACGGAATGTGATCCTTCTTGATCTTGGCGAGAAACGTGATGTTGATGATGAAGAGCGGGAACTCGTCATCGTCCATGTTGGGCGGACCGTCGAAGTAGCGCGGTTCGCCATACGGCAGGAGCTTGTCATACATGACGGACGGGTAGAGGGAATTCACGTCGTAGACCGCTCCCTCCCCGATGACCTGTGCAGCATATTGAGGATTGACGTACGTGAACCCGCCACGGTAGGCACGCCGAATTTCGGCATCCATCGTGTCGGGGAGAATCGGGTACATGCGCGTGAAAAGCTTGCTCCCTGTCAAGTGTTTGAACTCTGCGAGCGAGTCCGCACCGACAGTCAGCCGCGTCATACCTTCACCAATCTGTTGTCGGAGAGCCTTGGCGACGATAACAAGGTCGTTGAAAAGGTAATCAAGTTCGTCATCGGTGGGTTCGTAGCCATACGGCCGTGGCGCATGGTAGTCCATCTCCAACTTGTGTTCGGGCAGCTCGAACGCTCGTGCGACGTTGGACACGGACATGGGAAGCTTCTTCAGGGAGTCGCGGAACTCTGTGCGGTGACCGTTCTTCCACCGCACCGTGAACGAGTAGAACTTTCCCTGCGCGCTGATGAGGGACGTGAACTCACCCTTGCGAAGCAACCGGTCCTGAACGTGACGGTACCCGTTCCGAAGCAACCAATCGAAAATGAACATGCCGTCGAAGGCGAGATTGTGGAAGTAGGCGTGCGAGTCGTATTTACTGATGTAGCGGATGAACGAGTCAATGTCGGTGCCGTAGACCCACACTTCCTCATTCTCTACGGAGCACAGACCCCACAACCACACCCGGCAGTCATCCGGGTTGGTCGTGGTCTCGAAGTCACCCACCCATCGCGATGGACCCCTAGATGTTCCACGCTTTCGCGCGCCGGATGAGTTCCTTGGCATGTCGGATCATTTGTTGTGAAGCTTGCGACCGCTGGGCCGCTTGATCCGACGAGAGCATTTTGAGCGCGTTCTCGTATGGAATGGAGATGGTTGTGGCGAATTCTGAGTAGTCCCATAAAGTCGCGAATTGTTCACTGTTCAAGTCCTTCACCATGTCAACCAGTTCGGTTTCCTTCACAATGTCCATCATCTTCAGGAAGGATTCCATGTTTTTCTGGTTGTGCTCTTCGATCCACCCGGGTTGAAGCTTCTTCTGCATTGACTCGATGAGCGTCTTCAGAGCCGCACGGGAAGCAATGCTCTTCGGTTGCTTGTCCGTGACTTCGTACATCGTGTTCGCAGCTTGCCCACCCATGACGCGATGCTTCGGTTGCATCTCGTTCATGCGGTCTTGAATCGTCTGGCCCTCATCGTTGAGAGGGAGATTCTTGATGCGGTCGTAGTAGTCACCGACGATGCCGCGAAACTGCGACTCCATCGCCTTGTATCTACGCCACTCTGCGGCGGGAATGGGTTTCCGTTTCGCGTCGCCAACAAACTGGTTTCCGCGATCCACGAACCCGGCAAGCTCGTTACGATACGCCCTAAGGTCCTTTGCCGAATAATCCTTGTGAGCCTGTGGAGGACGGCGCGGGTCAAACGACGTGCCTGACACTTCCACATCGTGACGTTGCTTCAAGCGGGACACCTTCCGTGTCACCGCACGACGCAAACGCGCCACGTCAGCTCTAAGGCTTGAAAGATCGTCAGGCATTTTGGGCGTGCGAGAGCCGCGACCCGCGCGTAGCGAGTCGCGGCTCTCGTGTACTCCTATCGGTTCTGGTCGGAGCGAGTCAGCGAATGCGGGTCACTGACCCGCCCACCGTCAGACTTCGTAGGAAATCGTCATGAAGCGGAAACCGCGACGCGACCGCTTCTCCACGACCTTGATGGCGAGCGGCTCGTCCCACGTTCCGGGCTGACCCATGATCGCCACCATGTTCTGAAGAGCCTTGACCATGCCGTCGGACACACACGCGAGCGCGGTTCCGTCGGCGTCGATGAGGATGATGCGGACGGCGTCGCGCTCCTCCTTCGTCTGTTCGTCCACGACGGTCGTGGCCTGAAGGACGAAGTCCTTGAGCTGGATCGTCTCACCGACGTGCTCGTTGAGCGGCTCGGCGTCGCTGATGGCGGACAGAAGTGCGAGCTGTCCGACCTTGTCGTCCGTCTTGATGGACGAGTACAGCGCGAGCGTGCCCGAGTTGAAGTTGGACACCGTGTCCTGTGCCGAACCAGCGGTCGGGACGGACGCGAGAGCCTTGTCACTGTTGCTCATGAGAAGAGCCTTTCTGTTGTCGTGCCTTCACCCATTGAGAAGGCGTCTTGTGCGAACTGCGGCCACATATCGAAGTCCAGAAGTTTGGTGATGTGCAACCGATCCTCTGGCATCCTCAACACTCTGCGACCGTTCTTCCTCCTTGCGGTGACCGTGACTTTGTGCGAGCGACGGCCGAACTCGATTCTGAAGGCAACTAGCCATGCGTCATTACCGTCAGAAGTCTCATACGTGAAAGTCATGACGGAGCAACTTTCTGAGAGTCCGTTGCGCGTCTGTCGTCACGACTGTCGCGGTGTTGGATGCTCCATCCGCACGGACTTACACGGCTGAAGCCACCAGCTCGAACCTCCACCTGACAGGTGGTGACTCTGAGCACAGACTACACCCGCATGTCCGATTTGAAAGCATTTCCCCGAAACGGATGGTTATGCGTGTCGCTGCATGGTTATGCAGTGTTCGCCACGGTCGGGAACAGGACCGAGTGGACCGCCGTCCACGGGTACAGAACCCGCATGCTCCCCTGATAGGTTTGGCGCGATACCCACACGCCGACCTCGCGAAGCTCGACGTTCACAGGGTCAACTTCAATGGGTGGCAAGTCCTTGTCCGTGAAGTTGATGACCACATCGAATCTCTTCTTACCCTGTGACATGTTACATCCTCATTGCCTTGACGAAGCGGTTGACCTGTGCGCGGTCCAACCGCGTGATTCGGAATGTCTTGGTGTGCCGACGTGCCCGAATCTGACCAGTCGGTACAGACAGGATGATGATATCCGAATCTGCCGACTTTTCAACGTTCAACACAAGTCCTTCGGCCAACACGTCGCCGACGGAGATGTCACCCGTTGACACTACATGAAGCATCTTGAATGCCTCCTTCCTGACAAGATGAATGTATGTCTTCTGCAACTTTGTGTCAAG